TAATTGTCGTACATTACGGTCCATTAGGGATTCAAGAAAACCCGATAGTCTCTAAAAAAATTAGGTCTAAAAAATTAATAACAACACCGGTATCTAAATCAAACTTTAATGAAGTTAATTTCAAAAAATTAATGGATGATTACATACAATCATCAAGTAAATTTCAAGACAGGGTGTTGAATAATTTAATGTTACGATTACAAGTAATTTTACCTGATGTTAATAATACACCACAACCGATTGTTGATTCAGTACTTAATGGTTCTCAGGGTAAACTTGATTATTGGGATAGTTTTAAATCCTTAAATGACAAATGGATTGCGGGTGCGGATTTAAAGACTAAGACATATTTTGAGGATGTATTATTACTTGATAGGGCTAGTAGAAATATTGGTGATAAAATATTAGTTGATATCTATAAATTAAAAAGTAGGTTAGATACATTATTTCACGAAGGAACTAAAGTTGATATGTTATCATTTGTTGAATCCATATTAATGGAGAACAATTTTGTGGTAATGAATTTACCGGCGTATGTGAACTTTTATAACGTACAAGATGCCGTTAAAAACGCAAATCCAAGACCTGAAGGAACTACAGAATTTGCCAATACATTATTTGGTACATTTATGAATGTGGATACTCGTGATTCTTCAGCAAAAATGGTTTGTACTTACGCGGGTAAACCGAGTGAGACTGTTGCTATTAAAAATGTTGATTTTAAGTTTAGGGATGATGCCTTTGATATTAGAAAATCTAGTGATAATCCATTATTGGAAAATCAGATAGGTAAAAAAGATTGGGATAAATCAAACAAAGTTGTTGGGTTTAATGTTGATATTGGACCACAAAACCAATCTATATTTTATGGGTTTAATGTTTCCCAACAAAATGGTAAAGCAACTGCGGAATCGTTAGAGGTGGAGAATCAAATGGCGAATCAATCTTCAGGTAAAGCAGCCGCAAGTCAGAATATTTCACTTTATAATCTATATAAGAATAGAAGTTATACTTGTACAATATCAATGATGGGGAATGCGTTGATACAACCAACAATGTATTTCAATTTAAGACACGTTCCAATGTTCTATGGTCCGTATATGATAACATCGGTTAACCATACAATTGGACCAGGTACTTTTGAAACAATTGTTGAGGGTATTAGACAACCGACGGCTTCGTTACCTAAAATTGATAATTATATCCAATCATTGAAAGCTAATCTATTAGCATCAATTGTTGAGAAAAACAAACAGAAGTCAGATACTGACGCAACTAAAACGTTGGCGAATTCAACAGGAGGAACAACACAGAATCAAACGTCAAATGCGGTCGCATCAACAAGTAAAGATAAAACGATAGAACCATCAAATAGTTGTTCTGATTTATTATTTGAAAAATATAAAAAATACACACCTGTTGATGAACCTGAAGAGACTTTAATTACCACAAAAGATTTAGTAACTAAAATAATGTCAAGAATGGCAAACGCAAATGTACCTGATGATGGTAAATTGAAATTTGTGGTATTCTCATCTATTATGTTAAATAATATTGGAAGGGGGTTTTTAAATAATTTATCCGGTGTTGATTTATCAAGGGATTGGGGAATTATTAAATCTTTTGAACCTGTTTTTTATTGTATGAAAAGTGGTGGGTCAACATTATTACCTTATGCGTCGTTTAGTTCGGTTGATAAAAATATTGATATGTTAATTAATAGATTTAAAACTAGAATGTCAACCGTTAAACCAAATAGTGATGGTAAAATTGCTCCGTCAATTGCTGAGTTTTGGTTTGTGAATCGTTTACCAAACTCATCAGATGTTGAAATGGCGAATTGGATGTCAATGAGTCAGACTGATAGAGATAATATTGTTAGTAAAGTTACCGATAATATTAAATTATTTAATTCGGTTAATATTTGATATAAACATTTTTTTCACAATTAAAGATATTTATATATAAACATATTATTATGAACACTAAATTAATCTTAGATAACTATTTGGGTAAAAGTACCCGTCACACTGAAAAAGATGCCGGTAACGGATTTAAAGAAGTTTGTGATTTAGATACAGGTGATTGTTATACAATTAGAATGAAAGATGGTCTAATTGAAAGAGTTGACAACACAATGAGTACAAATAAAAAAATACAAGTTGAGACACGTTCAGGTGTTAAACAATTATTAAATGGATAACAAAACTATGAATATTGATAAAAAAATTTTAGAAGAATTGTCTCGATTTAACTCTATTAATAAATACATTAATGAACAAGAGTTACCACCACCACCGGCAGAAGACCCATTAGCGGGTGCCCCTGCTGACCCATTGGCGGGAGCACCTGCGGACCCTTTAGCGGGAGCACCTCCTGTTGACCCTGCGGCTGCGGGAGCGACTCCACCACCGGCACCTGGTACTGAACCAGCACCTGTTGATGTGGAAGCTGACCCTGATGTTGAAAAAGTTGGTGATGAGTCAGGTAAAGAAGAACTTGACATTACTGATTTGGTTAAATCTCAAAAGAATGTTGAGGAGAAACAAGAAGAATACTTCCAACAATTATTTTCTCACTTAGAAAATTTGGAAAGTAAATTAGGTGAAATGGATAATATTGTGAACCAACTAAATAGTCTTGAGGCTAAAGTCGATAAATATCGTGAAAAAACACCACAAGAAAAATTAGAGTTAAGAAGTTTAGATTCAGGACCTTATAATCAAAAACTTTCCGATTTCTTTATTGATAAACAAGAAGATATGGAAAAATCAGGTAAAAACGAATATATTTTAACTACGGATGAGGTTAAAGATTTTTCACCTAACGAAATTCAAAAGACTTTTAGAGACTTTGATGATGAGGAAGGTTACAAGAATAATTTTTAATAGATAATACATTGGAAATGAACTTGTCTTAAAAAAAGACAAGTTTTTTTTCCTAAAAAATTTGACAATACAACAAGGCGGACTTATACTTTAATAAACAAATAAACTAAATTTTATGGCGACAAGTACATTAGATTCAGTGTTAGCTCAATACGAGAAAGCACAACAAGGTGGTTACCCTTCTAACAGTAACAAAATGAGTCAAGACGAGCGAATGAAAAAATATTTCGCGGCTATCTTGAAAGATAATGAGAAACAAGGTTCTAAGAGATTAAGAATTCTCCCAACACCTGATGGTTCTTCACCATTTGTGGAAGTGTGGTTCCACGAAATGTTTATCGACGGGAAATGGATTAAATTGTATGACCCTGGTATGAACGACAATGAACGTTCACCTTTGAACGAAGTTCACGAAGAGTTGTTAATTGATGGCGACAAGGAACTTGCAAAAAACTACAAATCACGTAAATTTTACATTGTAAAAGTTATTGACCGTGATAAAGAAGAGGATGGTCCTAAATTTTGGAGATTTAAACACAACTACAAAAATGAGGGTATCTTGGACAAAATCATTCCAATTTGGAGAAACAAAGGTGATATCACCGATGCTGAAAAAGGTAGAGACCTTATCCTTGAAATGACTAAGGCAAAAACTAACCAAGGTAAAGAATATACGGTTATTCAAACAGTTATGTATGATGACCCAACTACATTACACGAAGATGTTGATACTAAAAACTCTTGGGCTAATGATGAGTTAACTTGGAAAGATGTTTATTCTAAAAAACCTGTTGAATACTTAGAAGCGATTGCTCGTGGTGAAACTCCTAAATGGGATAATGACCAAGGTAAATACGTTTACGGTGACGCAACATCGGCAGAAGAATCATTTGGTGGTTCAAAACCAAAGAATGAGTCTAAACCTGTAATTGTTGACCCACAGGTTAATGCTGAGGTAGACGAAGATTTACCATTCTAAAACGAACCTATAGATAGGTAGTGATTTACAAAGTCACTACCTTTTTTTATCTTTTATTTAAAAACACAATATATGGCAGTAAAGAAAAAAGATTTTTCATTAGAATCAATCAAAGGTAAGTTTTCAACCAAAACAAAATATAAACCTGATAGTTTTTACGATTGTGGTGAAGAGTTCGCTGAGGCTTGTGGTCTACCTGGGCCAAGTAAAGGACACATTAATATGTTCTTAGGTCACTCAAACTCGTCAAAAACAACGGCGATGATTTTGGCGGCGGCAAACGCACAAAAACAAGGTGATTTACCTGTTTTCGTTATTACGGAAAGAAAATGGAATTGGGAACACGCAGTTGAATTGGGACTTCAAGCGGAACAAAACTCTGATGGTGAATGGGATGGTAATTTTATTTTCAATGATAGTTTCGACTATATTGAACAAGCAACTGACTTCATTAATCAAATTTTGGATGCTCAAGACAAAGGAGAAATACCTTACAACATTGTATTCTTATGGGATTCTGTTGGGTCAATTCCTTGTAAAATGACATTTGACGGTAAAGGTGGTAAACAACATAACGCGGCAACATTTGCAGATAAAATTGGTATGGGTATCTCTGCAAGAATATCTAAAACCAAAAAAGAGGATGTTCCATATTGGGCGAGTATGGTGGTTATTAATCAACCTTGGGTTGAATTACCTGACAATCCATTTGGACAACCTGAGATTAAAGCAAAAGGTGGTGAGGCGATATGGTTAGCATCTTCATTGGTGTTCTTATTTGGTAATCAGAAGAAAGCCGGTATTAATCACATTACCGCAACTAAAAATGGTAGAACTGTTGTTTATGCGACAAGAACAAAAATCTCAATATTGAAGAATCACGTAAATGGATTATCATATAAAGATGGTAAAATATTAGCGGTTCCTCAAGGTTACATCAAAGATGATAAATCGGCGATTGAGAAATACAAAAAAGAATTTTCTGATTATTGGAATAAGAAATTAGGTGGTGAGGGTGACTTTAAACTTAGTGAAGTATTTGTCCCAACAGAGGAAGAAGAATTCGAAGAATGATTGTAGAACCATTTAATGGTAAAAAATGACTAAAACCTTATTGGTTGATGGAAACAACCTAATTAAAATTGGTGTTCACGGGGTGAAAGATTTCTTTCACTCCGGAAAACACATAGGTGGAGTGTGGCACTTTATAAACACACTACGACGATTTATTGATACTGAAAACTTCGATAAAGTTGTTGTATTTTGGGATGGTGATGAAAATTCATTATCACGAAAAATATTATACCCCCAATACAAAGCGAATCGAAAGACCCCTTTTGATTTAACCAAAGAAGATTCTATTACCGAACAAAAGGAACGTGTTAAACAATACTTGGAAGAGTTGTTTATAAGACAGGTGTTGGTCGATAATAACGAAGCTGATGATTTGATTGCTTACTATTGTCAAATCTCACCTGATGAAGATAAAACAATATTCTCAGGTGACCGTGATTTAACTCAATTGATTTCGGATAAGGTAAGAGTTTATTTACCTGATTTAAAACAATATTACAAACTTGGTGACACTATTAAGTTTAAGGATATTGAAATTCCTCACTATAACGTTAAGACTTACAAGATTATAGCCGGTGATAAATCGGATAATATTGATGGTATCTATTACCTTGGGGATAAGACCTTGGCGAAATTATTTCCTGAGCTACTTGACCGAGAAGTAAAATTCACCGATATTTTAGAGAAGGCAGAAATCCTACACAAAGAAGATAAAGATAACAAGGTGTTACAGAATCTTTTAACGGGTAAAACTAAGAGTGGGATTTATGGTGATGAATTTTTTGTGATTAACGAAAAAATTGTAGATTTGTCAAACCCTTTAATAACTGAAGATGGGAAAAACATAGTAAACGAATATTACTCAGAAACCTTAGACCCTGATGGTCGAGGTCATAGGAATGTTATCAAATTGATGATGGAAGATGGATTCTTCAAGTTCCTACCGAAAGGTGACAATGCTTGGGTGAATTTTTTAACACCCTTTTTAAAATTAACAAGAAAAGAAAAAAGAAAGTTTAATAAATAAAATTATGAGAGAACAACACGAATCAACAAAGTTAGAATTTTTAATGACGGTAAATGATAACATTATCGTACAACGTTTTTTTAATGTTAAGGATTTCAATCCTAAAGCTAAAAATTCAAGTGACCTATATGATTTAATTAAGGATTTTAAATCTGATTTAGAACATCAGTTAAAAATGAAAACCGTAACATATATGATGGACAATATGTACGAGATTTCTAACAACCCAACAGTTTTAGATACATCATATACTGATGGACCTGAATACTTCAATGTGTACATTAAACAAGGAGATTCAATTATTTTTAATCGTCAAATCGACGCTAAAATCTACCCTCCAAAAATAAGATACACTGTGGATGTACGTCCACACCTAAAAAACTTACTTATGTCATTAACTGACATTTTTTCATCAGAAAATTTATCTTACGAATATTTTAATGTTAGTCTAGACGCGTAATATTTATTTATAAATCAATTTTAAAATATGAGTTCAAATAAAAATTTCGAGTACTTAGGTAGTGGTTTTCAGCTACAATTATTAAACCAAATCATCGTCGATAAAGATTTCGCAAGGTCTATTATCGACGTGATTGAAGTCAATTATTTTGAGAATAAATATTTCAAACTAATCATCCAAATGATTAGAGAATATTATTCAAAATACGAACACGTTCCAACTTTCGATACGTTGGAACAAATTACAAAATCGGAATTACAACAAGAAACTGCGTCTAAAATTGTTATAGATACTATTAGTAAAATAAAAGACGCACCAATCGAAGGAGGTGACTTCGTTCAAGAAAAAGCGATGAAATTCTGTAAACAACAAGAGTTACAGAAAGTGATGAACAAAGCTCAAAAAATCATTGATGGTGGGGAATTTGAAAACTACGATAAAGTCGAACAATTAGTTAGAAC